GTCTTTTTGATAAAAGCAGTATATGACCATCGAAATACGACCGCCCTTTTTTCTGCCAAGATAGCACCCCGGCACCTTCGGCGGCTCGTCCGTCCACTCCAGCGCTCGGGGGATGGAATTCCATTGCCTGATCGCATATTCCGCGTCGACCTTTGGAGCGCAAGGGCCGCACATCCCGCACGCGTGACAGAATCCGTAGGCTCTCGTATCTACTCTCAGGACCACATCGGAAGCCCCACACGCCGGGCACGGTAGCAACGTCAGTCCTTCACACATGCCCCACCTTCCTTCTTTCTCATATCCATCAATCCGGCGATGATGCTGTTGATCTTAAATTCTATGACACGATCAATGTATGAAAGAATCGTATCACTCTCTTTACCCAATCTGGTATCGACAAGTTCTTTGATCTTGACCTCAGCATATTCCTCGATGCTCTTTCTAATTCTCTTTTCAACCTCGGCATCTACCAAAGAAGCAATCCTGTCGTACAGGACCTCTTTGATGGTGCTATAGTGGTTCAGCCCGAATGCGCCACTTTGAATGTACTTTTCAATAGCTTTATTTACGGAGTCGGACAGATCGTTCTTTATCATCCGTTCAACGCGCTTTTCGATACCCTTGGTGAGGAAACTCTTCGCGGCCTTGTCGATGACCAAGGCGTCGATCTCGGCCTTCAAACTGGCATCACTCTCGATGATGTCCTTCACCAGCTTCTCACTCAGATTCAACGTCAACGTACTCATTCACTTCTCCTAGCTCTTTTGGTTGGGGTCATATTTTCTCCACGAAGTAGCCGGATGGTGAAGTCTGCATGGGCAGCTTCGAAACAGGTGTATGGGGATGACAGTCTTTCGCGCCACTGGTCACGTTCTGTTTTTGATATGGTCATTTCATTCTCCCGATGATTTTTCTATTTCGCCAAGAACCCTGTAAGCATTCTTTATCTCTTTTGGTTCCACGAACTCAGGTTTTCCGCCTTCATCATCGGCCCACTTTGCTCCGCAGATATCGCATATCTCCCAGATTAAACCGCCCCGGTGAGTCTCCTCGTGTCTGCATATCTGGCGTTCTGCGAAAGAAAGGAGAGGTTTCAATGCAGAAGAGAGTTGGACTACCTGCGCTCTCGCCTCATCACGCTCTCGCAGGAGTTTGACCTGTATCTCATCGCAGTCGTCAACGTGCCCTGATCCCCCGCAAAAAGGACAATTCAGATGGTCAAACATCTCCACCATCTGCTCTTCACTGGAAGTATGACCGGGGAGGGGAGAGGGGATTTCCCCGCCCCATGCGGCGGCTGCCACTTCTGACATGGTGACGGCGTGTTTCCGTGCTAGTTCTAATTCCCGGCACAGCGCGATCACGGTATCCGGGGTAATGGCCTCGTCCCATGCCTTCCCGTCCGCGCCGTCTCTGTCGGCCTCTGCGATAGCCCGGATGCGGGCGAGTTCTTCGGTGGTGATGTTCATTCTTTCGGCTCCGTCATGCGAAAAAGCTCTTGCATCATGTCGCACCTAATATCCATTTCCTCTTCGCACACTCTCTGCGCTTTTTGTGCTGCAAGGAGGCTCACGGCAATTCTGAGCATCTCCACTAGCCTCGGCACGGCGTTGCACGCGGCGACGATGTAGGCGGCGTTGTCCGGTTCTGTGGACATGTATTTCATCCGGCAGATGATGCGCTCTTCTTTGTCGGTGATGTAGTACTCTTCTTCATCCTCTCCAAAAAAAAGTTTCTTCCTGAGATAATAGGGTGGCATGATCGCCTTGTTGTGCAGCCGTTCTAGTTCGTCAATCCATTCCTGTGCGGTCATCACCCATCATCTCCCTGACTTACAGTCGTCGTATACGTTTTAAAGACTTTAACCTTTTCGATGTGTCCACATTTCGGGCAGGTAAAAATATCGCTTGCAGGAATAACAAAATGGACACTGAGAAGGAGCATAACAACGATAAGCCACAGACTAGCGCGACGGGTAAGGAGAAAACCTAGCCACGCTATTGTGGCCAATGCCGATAAATTCGCAATAATGCAGAAAATGAATCCCATGTTATCTCTCATTCAACACTTTTTCCCAATCTTGTGGGGTAACATCTGAACACCACACCTCTTTCATGGGGCAATTTTCTGTTTCTTCGCCATGTAGCGGGCATCGAGTATAAACCGATGCACTGATTTTGCACATATACGCCAGCGCAATCGCCTTTTTCGAGCACTTCATGATGGATTCAAGAGTGGTTTTGTTCATTGTCCATTTCCTCTTCAACGGTGATACGAGCTCTTTTCAGACGGCACCATCTGCACGAAAATGCGCTTCCAGCGTTTTCGGGAAGAGGACAAGGCTCTTCCAGTGTAAGTTTTGCCGCCACTCTCTCGGCAAACTCGGCGGCGTCGCGGTAGTCTGGCGGGATCACCATCGCCAAATCACGAATGGGGTATCCAGCTTTCTGGCAAATCTCACGAAGCACAGGGCCACATGTCTGCCTGCGCTTCTTGCACCGGAAGCACACGTCCTTCCGAAACTCCAGCCACCTCTTTTCCTTATCCGTCAGCATATTTCACCCCGCGCGTTGTTCATGCAGCCGCGCCCATGCAGCAAGCTTATCGAGTGTTCAGCATATTCAAGGCGTTTTTTAGCAATTTCAAAGAATTTCTGCTCAATTTCGATGCCTACGAAACGCCTGCCTTCTAAAAGAGCGGCTTCACCTATGGCACCGCTTCCCATGAAGGGATCAAGGATAGTCCCTTCGGGGCACTTCTTTATGAGCCGCCGTAGCAACGGAACTGGTTTTTCATTCGGATGCTTCCGACCATTTTTCGCCATACTCTGCACCGGGGGACAGTAGATAACGGAACCTTCATCACGTTTTCCTACGAAGCCCTTCCCAAGGACATAGATCTCTTCAATAGAAGGTTTCCACGGAAGGTCCAGCGCTCCCATTCCGAGAGCTGGACCCTTGTCCCAGATCAAAATATGTCTGGTCCCCTCTGGTGGTATGGCTTTATGAGAACCAAAAACCAGCATGGGAGAGCAAAGATTATGACAAAGCTGTAAAGCCTCATCCCTAACCGCCGTTGTCTCGTCTCCTGCGATCTTCTTCCCTGCAGCCCAAAGCTTTTTTGTCGCATATCCACTTTGATATGCGATTCCATATGGAGGATCTGTAACTACTGCATCTACAGTATCCAGCGTGGGAAGAATAGACCGACAATCGGCACAGTAAATAATCGCATCACCAACAATCGTTTTTTTCAATGGTTACTCCACGCACACCATCCAGACCACCCACACGAAGAAGGCGACCCACACCCACGTGAGCCGCCTTTCCCATTTTGTCATTCAATCTCTTCGCCAGGAAAGAGGATGACACACACGGGGTCGCCGTCTCCGTCCGTCATGAAGCCGATGGAAACCTTAGATACCGTGTTGCCTTCCTCGTCGTCGTGGTGGACGACAGGCGTTTCAGGGGGAAAGGATTCCAGTTCAGAAATCAGTTCGCCAACAGTGTTCATGATGTTCTCCAGTATGATGGTGGGGTATGAAAAGCCCCGCCGGGGGAGGGCGGGGCGTGGGGTGCTATACTTTCTCCGCAATCCTCAGTTTGCTTGCGGGAACCGTCCATTTCCCCTCGTAGCCGTACACGTTGACGTACATAGCCTTGCGGCCTTTCCCGAAATCACGGGGATATGGGGCTGTGGAGGCCGTAACGGTGACGGTTTGGCGTTCGCCGCCTACCTTTGCTCGGTAGAGGAAACGACGCCCCGGAATTATCGATGCCAAATCAGGACATTTTAGTCTGATGTCGGGGAGGGCGTCACTGTCCACGGTTCACCGCCTCCCGCAGTTCCTTGCCCGGCCTGAACTTCACGGCCTTGTGCGCGGGAATGGGGATGCTTTCCCCGGTGCGCGGATTGCGGCCTTGGCGGGCGGGCACGTCCACGACTTCGAACACGCCGAAGCCCTGAATTTTCAAGGAGCCGTGTTCAACGATAGCCCTTTGGAGCGTATCTAATACCTGATTGACGACACGTTCGGTCATCATGATCGAGTTCATGGTGCCCGTGGTGTCTGAATTTCGAAGCATCCTGACAAATTCGGCTCTGTTCATGGCATCACCTCAAAAGAAAGGCCCGGTGGTGAGCCGGGCCGGGGTGGTTATTCAGGGTTACTTAACGATGCCGCTGCCTTTGCGCTTTGAAGCCTGTCTTTCAGATCTTGGGCGGCTTTTGTCGTATTTTTATGCGTGTCTTCGGAGTCGTCTTTTTTGGCGTAATCAGCCCATTTCGCTTCACCACTTCGGATTGCATTGTAAACCAACTCCAGATCTTCAAGTTGTGCTGTGCTTGCCTTTTCAATACTTACGCCTAGATAGTCTCCTAAGTCTTCAGGAGTGATACGATAATATGCGAAGCAGTCACATATTTTTCTGATTCTTTCATGCGGATCGCGAACTGCTCCGCGTCTTGCTTCCCTTGCAGTCTCAAGGGCTTCGTCGATGATATCTTGGGGGATAAGCCGCAAACCCTCATTTCGGACAACTTTGGAAATGGCTGCCGCCTCTTTCGTGGCAAGTTCCTCTTCCGTGGCTCTTACGATGAATACGTCTTTGCCGTATGTGTTCTTGCGTGACCGTAAAACCTCTCTCCCGGATGAATCTTTTCGTTCTACGGTTTTGTTTACAGTGATCACCTTGGAAAAGCTGGTGTTGGTTTCGAGGTCGAGTACCTGAACCCTGATTTTTCTGAATTCGTCTCCCTCAAATAGGGTAGAGGTATCTACGCGGATATTCCCCCATTGCTGAATCGCAAGTTCGGCGAAACGGATTGAAGGGCCGTATATCTTCCCCCCACCTACAGGCTTGGCATATTCAACCCTTTCTGCGAATGCCGCCCGCTTGCACGCGTCAAGAATGCGTTGCCGACTCTGCATGAAATTTCTTGGCCTGTGCGTTGCCATGATATACGCAGCTTGAACAATGGCTTTTGCTTCCTCAGCCGCCGCGATTGCAGCCGGGTCGACGGCAACAGGTACGGATGCGGGTTGCGTGGGAACTATTTCCGCGCTTAACATCATATCTTGGCTCATGCAGCTTGCTCCTTTGCAGTATCCCGTACTCTCGGGATTCCGTTTTTATCGACTGATAGGGACACGTCAGCCCCTTTTACCTTGCTCTTGCCAGTAGAAAGGGCCAGCGCAATCAGTTTTTCTTTGCACTGGACCTCGTATGCTTCAGCATCTTTTAAAATACCTCTCGCCTCTCGCCATTCACGAGCCGCCTCGTTCCATTCAGGTGTGTCAATGCGTACTAGCGTAGGCTCAAGAGGCGGAATGCTTATCTTTGATTCTGTAGCTTGCTCTGGTGCGATACCCGTCAGGACATATCTTTGCCAGAAATCCCGCGCTATATCCCACATCAAACTGATCAAATCGTCATCACGTTGTATTCGTATGATGAGCAGTCTAAATGCGTCAGCATTCCAAGCGCAAAAGTCAGCCCATTGAAGGCCAGTAACAGCCATGTAATGCTGCATCTGTACTTGATAATTTTGCGTTATTCCGTCTTCCTCAAGAGATACGAACTTGCTGTATCTTGGGGCTTTGATTTCGAGAATGCCCGGCGGTACAGCGAGTCCATTTTCCTCCTTAGGAGGAATGACGAGTCCATCCAGAGATGCGATAGCCCATGTCTCTATCGGGTGCCGTTGCATCCCCGGCGTTTGCACTTCGTAGCCTGTGTGTTCCGCATACATGGAACGAATAATAGGTTCCAGAAACCTGCCGCGCTGAATATCCGGGGTATCCTTATCTGGACCGCATCCGCATACCTTGGCTTGCCATACACCATACGGTGTCCCCCCAAAGGGGCATATTCCAAGAATAGACGGCATATCACTTCCACCTATTCCTGAGCGTCTAGCCTCTAGCCATTCTTGCCTGTTCATCACATCCCCCTCACCCATTCGCATGAGCCTATGAAGATAGCCACAACCACGAGGACCACGCCCAACGCCCACGGAGGGGGTGCCAAACGCTCGCGCTGAGGTGGCATTGGGAACCGCTTCTTGCCTGGAGGGTTTACGTATACTTCCTTGATCATGCCGCCACTTCCGTCTTTCTCAGCCATTGTTCTGCTGCCTCGCGCACACTGGCCTTTCTTGCCTTGGCACGAATGCGTTCAAGACGTTCCCGGAGCGTTGTACCTTTGCGCTTCCCGGTGAGCACGGGATGGCTACGGGTAAAGTCGTCTGCGTGAGATATTGTCATAGTCATACCTTTTCTCCTGTGTTGAAGTCTGGATCGGCGTCCCAATCCCTTTTCCTGCCCCGGAAATCCGGGGCAAGTGCGGGGCTAGGCGCTTTACCAAGCGTGGTGGAGTGTTGCGGGGAAGTCGATGCCGGGGAGAACGCCGAAGTCTTCGCGTTCTGGCAAAACTGCGGGAATCTCGGAAATTCTCATGAGTATGGTCGATGGCATACCATCACTGGCTACAGCCTCCGCGAAGTCTACCGCCTTTGCCTTCGTCTCGAACTCCTCAACCAATGGGCCGCTTTCCGAATGCGAAATTACGATGAACTGCATCATGGCTATTCTCCTCTGTTTTGAAATTCGTTCCGGAGTCCCAGAACCAATGAAAAAGCCCGGCGCGTGTCCGGGCTTCGATGATTCAAGGCAAGCACCCGACGGGGCCAATCCCCGCCGGGGCGCGCTCCCATGCGGCACATCTCAACGCATGGTTCGGCGCAACGCGCATTGTCGCTGCGCCTCTCATGCGGGGCGGTGAATTGTCAGAAAGTCAACTGACCGCCCGGATGTAGAAATTCGTATTTCATCACGTTTCACGGCCCGATCTTTGTGTCGTAACCGTGTATGCTCAGCCCTTGTTTGGACGCCTTGCCGGGAGTTCCGGGTACAACGCCTCAATGGGGGGCTTCTTCGCTCTGATTGTCTTCACCTCACCCCTTTTCCTGCCGTCGCGTGCTTCCCCTCCCAAAGGCTTGCGCTTGCCGAGCTCGTACTTGTTGGGGCTTCCTCCGTCCGGTTCCAGCTTTCAGCGGGCCGTTGCCGCGCCACTCGCCTTTTCCGTTCGTCGTGAAGCTACAATACCAACTGGTAAAAAATAGGTCAAGAATAAAATTCCCAATAGGTAAAATATGAGATATAAAAATACCGCCGACACCATGAAGGCATCGGCGGTCACGTCCCATAGGGCACAAAAAAGCCCCTCACGAGGAGGGGCAAAGGGAGGCTCCGTTAAGGTACTAATGGATTAATATTCATATTAGATAGTTCGGTGATATTTTTATTTGTAAAATCAACTTGTTGAATAGGGTTTGTCTTGATGCCCATATTTTTTAAAATTAACATCATTTCATGATGATGTTTCAATGCTGGATTGTTTTCTATATTTTTAAGTAATAATGACATTTTATAATGCTTTTTGTCGATTTTCATTAGAGTAAACTCCCATTAGTCATTTCTCTAGTATGTAAAAATAATTGATAGTTATATTTTGATGAAAAGTCAATCGCAAGTCTATTATATTCTTTTACTAATCTATATAATTTAAGGTCGTCTGAATAATCTTCAATCTTTAGCTTTAGATCGTCTTGAAGAGTTTTTATTCCTATATGTCTTCCATGTATATGCCAGTGAGCATTATCACCTAATATTCTAGCTATTTCTTCAGCTCTATGCTCTTTTTCTTTAAGTGTGACTTCGGTATTTGTTTTACTATGAATTGTCCAGTCTTTAAATTTATAATTTACGAGCCATTTTTTTAATAGCGTTACGGTTATATTTCGTGCTTGTTGATAAAAATTTAAATCAGCAAGATTTAAATTTAAAGCCATTTGTAACTCTACTGGACTTATGGGGTTATTAGAATCTTTATTTAATGATTTTTTACATATTGCATCAAATTGATCTAAATACCCTTGTGCAGGAACCCATTGTCCATTAGACAATACTTGAGGATCTATAGGGCCTAATGATGAGGCAAAATTCATATATATTTTGTCGCCAGACATGCAAAGAATAGTACCCGCTGAGTATGCATATTCATGTACAATGAAATATACTTCATCATAGAACCTACGCATCACCTCAACCATTATCTCAGCCATTTCTACACTGCCGCCATTTGTTGTTAAATTGACAGCAAGAGATTTATGTTTTTTCTTTCTAGCTAATTTTTCAAATTCAGTGGTAAAGAATGTTCTGTGGTTAGGGTGAATACCACCATAAAACAAAAAAACATCAGACTGGAGATGTTCTTCTAGTTTAATACAATAATTATTCAAAGCTTCATATGCAACTTTATCAACTGGACCCATTGCATCTCCCTCCTCCCCGCTCCGGCGGGGATTTTCATTTGCAGCTCACGTCACTCCACGCCCATACAACCCGACCGACGATGGACTTGTTCCAGTCCCCCTCGAAGTCTTCCATTAAGCTGTAGACCTCGGGGGGATTCTCGGCGGCGTTGTCCGAATAGTAGGTGATGCGATAGTCGCGCTTTTTCGGCTGGTTTTCCGCTGCCACGCGCTTGATCTTTCCGCTGCCGTCGGCGGGATCGAGGACAAGCATGATTCTTCCCTTAAAGTTCATCACATCCTTATCCTGCCTATCCACCAGCACAATATCCTGCGGCTTGAGCGTGGGAACCATCGAAGTTGAATGCTTTCCGAGCATGACGGCGATCAGATCGCGCTTGTGTTGAATGGCCCGCTGGTGACGCCAGACGAGGAACCACGAGATGAGTTCATTTTGCGGAATGATGCCGGGCCCCGCGCCAACTTCTTCCACAAGGGGAACGGCGAGGTAGTCTTCATCCGGGGGAGGGGGGAGCGTGTCCCCAGCCGGGGCTATACGCGCGTCAACAAAGCAGACCTCTTTACTTTGGGTAACGGTTGGATCGGAAAACCCTACACCAAGAAAATCTAAAAGAGGTTGTATTGATGTAATAGTAGGTACACGCTCACCTTTTTTCCAGCGAGTGATAAGATTCGGGTGAACGTCAAGAGCCTCAGCTAGTTTTTTGGCGTTTCCACATTTTTCGATGGCCTTATCCAGTAAGGCCAAAAATTCAGCGTAAATATCCATAAAAATTTTTTACCAGCTGGAAAAAAGAATTGCTACCACCAATAGGTAAATTATGTTGACTATAATTTTACCTACTGGTATTTAGTTCTCATGAAGAACGAACTTTCCCACCCTAGTTTTTACGGCTTCACAA